AATGGGTGGAGGATAAAGTCTGTTGGGATATGATTTTCTGCCATAAGAACAGCAGCCATGTCGATAACATCATCCCAGTGAAGAGTGTCGTTGAACGCGCCATCGATCCCTCTACCGGTTGTATCATCATATGAACCACTGTCGTTGTCGAACACAATTGTAGCTGCGTCCTTGAAACGTGACAAAGCAATTTGTTCCTTAAGACGTGCCATAGCACGACCAGCTGCGCGAACATGAAGTCCGACAATATCCCAGAGTGAGTCAGCAATGACTTCTTCTGTGAAGGAGAGCTTAACACCCTTCTTCGAGACTTTGCCTTCGATTTGCTTAGCAAATGCGAGTGCTTGTTCTGGATACTCTTGGCCTTCTGGAATTTCTGCTGCTTGAATTGCGTTTACGGCTGGAAACTCCAAGGAGCGTCCTTTTCCTAGTCGCACTGTAGAAAGAAGTGGCGTAACCAATAACTGTGGTTCTGCTGCTTCTTTAAGTGTACGAGAGATGACCTTAGGAAAAAGTGCTGCCGCATCTGGTGATGCAAAAGCCTCTTTGATGGTCACTCTATTATTTTCGTCGATGTGCCCATCCTCGGTTAATACAGTCTCCCATGCTGGGAGACCCGAGAGGAGCTCTTGGATTGTCTTACTCATCTTAGGATCTTTCCTCCTGTTAGTGTTTCTTAAAGTGTGAGATTGACACGGAATGCGCCAATCACATTTGTAACGTCCAGATTAGAACGTATACCCAATTTACCCGAAAAAGCGCCCGAGCGTGTAAGCTCGTATACCGTCTTCAAAGCACCTGGATCTGATGGCAACTGCATGTAGGACAGAAGACCATCATCAAAGTTGGTTGCAAACTGTTCTACCTCTACTACCTTACCAACCTGGAGGTAAGAATAAACTGACGACGAATTTAAGAAATCCGTCACAGCTGCCTTAACTGGACGTCCCATGTTATCCGCTCTTACGACCGAACCAACAGTTACGTCAGCGTTTAACCCACTAACCATTGGATACTCTACGTAACCATGGGTAATGAAACCTGCACCTTGTGATGTGCCCTTATCGAATGGACGATAGAGGTCATATTGTGCTACACCGATTGGAACTGAACGAGCGACACATGTTACACCATCAGTTTGACCTGAAGAGTAGTTTGGTGTTGCTCCATTCATTGGATCCCAAGTTGAAGGCATATTATCGCCCCAAATTTTATCGCTGCTGCTACCATTTGATGGTACAACACGTGAATCGCCATTGCTGTCAGCTACTACCGAAAGAATTGTTCCCTTGGTAATAACGACTTCGAAACGATCATCTTCACTATCTGTGTACCAAGTTGGTAGACCTGGGTGTGTCAAAAGGTAAGCTGCAGGAGCGATGCCCTCTGAAACTACAAATCGACCAGCACCAGTTTTGGTACCTACTTTACGAAATTTTGCTAAACTCATTTTGATTTTCTCCTTGAATTATATGTTTTAAAGTTTACGGCGGCCCATAAGAGCATCTACAAAAATATCTTCAAATGGGGTTGATTCTTCTACTTCTTCCTCTTCATCTACACCATCAAGAGTTATGACACCAGTCTCACCCTTAGCGGCTTCAATTTCAGAATTAATTTCTGGCAAAGTGCCCTTAGCTTTTGACGCTGCTGGCATACCTGCTAGATCTCTTAAAGAATCAGCTAAAGAAGAAGCAGTACGCTTGATATGATCAGCGACCAATGCTTCTCTAGCATCATAGTTTTCAATCCCAATTGCAATTTTTGCATCTACAACTCTTTCAACAAGAGTTCTATGTAATGCACTTCTAAGCTTATTATTCTCTTCTTCAAGAGCCTGAATTTTTTTATTTGAATCATCAACATCTTGCTCAGGGGCAGCTTGTTCACCGGTGAGCTCTGTCTTTGCTTCTTCAGCCTCTTTATTTTCCTCAGAAGTTTCAGCATTAACAGAATCAACAACTATTTCTTTACCCTGTTCTTCTGCTGTCTCTGTAACTTCTGTAGATCCATTTATTTCTTCGCACGCTTCTACTGCAGCTAATTTTGCTGTCAGAACGTCAACTAGTTCTTGATCCTTAATTTGGTTAGCCAAATCAAGCGCTTGCTTAAGAGTAGAAACAAGTTCTGGGTTCTTTGCTACGATTTCTGAATCGGCGGTCTCTTCTGTAGCAACTTCTGGAGTAGTCTCAGCAGGAGCTTCTTCTGCCTTTGCAGGCTCTGATTGTTCATCTTGCTTTACTTCTTCAGCTACAACTTCTTCTTTTACGGAAGCATTTGCCATAGTCGAAAGATCTTCACTAAGCTCCTTGGCAACCGCGAGGATGTCTTCGTTTACAGCATCGTCCATTTTAACATTCTCCTCAGATTTACTTTCAATAGAGTCTTCATTAGATAGTAATGAGTCCCTTTCATTATTTACATTTTCACTCTCCTGAACAGCCATTACGCTCAAAAAAGCACCTTTAATCTGTAAATATACAGGCCTTGATTCTTTCTTCTTCATATTCTTAAACATTGATTCGTTTTCATTAATGGAGACAATATCATCATCATCCATGTGTAATACGAAAGCAGAACTTCTAGCTATCCAGTTTTCGGAATCAGCTACAGGAGCCTTACCATCCACTGACTTAGAACCTCTTACTCCAGACCTCTGATCTGCTGGCTGGTTAACAAACGAATATTCCTTAAACGAAATATCTTGCATATCAACAAAAGCCATTTTACCCTTATAGATTTTACCTCTTTTAAACTTAGCAATGTTTGGTTTTCCGCCTTCACCTTCTGCGGCTAAATCATTACCAGAAATTGAACAAACAGCTTTGCCGGCTCTTCCACCAACGGAACCAGTCATGTATCTTTTATCAGCGATTTTTTGTGCAGCGATAGGATCTGTTACTGCTATTTGCAAACGGACATAAGATGAACCATCTTCTTCTTTATCCATTCTTGCAGCCATAACTCTTCCAATTGGCTCCGAGTTAATATCATGGTTTAATATGATTGGCTTAGGATATGGTTCGACCCATGATTGTAGAGCTTTCTCTAATTCTATAGCTGAATAATTATTGTAATTTGCAGTCAAGCCTTCATGGATCGCGGCGACTTCAATTATTAGCCCCTGCTTGTTATCAAATGATTCTGCGAAATTAAAATTAGATTCCGCAAATTTAGGCATCTCTATAGTGAAAGTTTCTATAAAATCAAAAGCCATTGTTTATTCCTTTATTGCTGATCACATATATAGTAAATTGTTTTTGTAAGATTAAACAATCTTATATGAATATATAATAGTTTATCATACTTTACTAGTCTTAATATTAGCTCTTATATCTCCATTTGTCAAATAGTGCTGATGCATGAGAGGAGACATAATATGAGGAGCATAAATATACGACGCCGAAAAAAGTTTAAAACCCTTTTTGGCAGCATCTCTACACCAGCCCAAATCTTCCCCCTGTTTATGGAACTCGTAATTAACATTATTGTAGACATCTTTAGACATCATTTTTGCGGCCATTATTATGTCTGACTGGAAATATGTACCCAAAGGATATTCACTCTTCCTATATGCCAAGTCATACTCGGGATCTTTCCAGGACATAACACTAGGGTACTTGTTATCAGTTGGTGTCATAAACATCAATGGTGAAACAGCATCAGCGCCATCTTTAACATGAGCCATTAATAATTCTATTGTATTAGGATTTTGTAGCAAAATATCGGAATCTAGACTAAAATAAAAATCTGGTTGATATTTCCTTACGGCATCTAACAAAGAATTTCTTAGTGACACCATATTATGATATTTAGACATAGTCCATTGTCGGCCATTATTTTGGTGTTCAAAATGAGCTATGTCTTGTCTTTCGTTAATCTCAAATAAAGGAAATCTTTTATCTATTTTTTTCCAAGTTATTAAAGAATTAACTGTTTCAAAATCATTCGGAGAAGTTTCGAAGATTAGACCAACATCATTCATATCAATTGACTGATTGATTAAACACTTAATCCACTCTGGAAGAATCCAATCTCTTTTGTAGATTGGACAGCCTATAATTAATTTCATTTTTCTTCAGTTTTAGCTTCAGTCTTTTTACTTGCATTCTTCTTATCTTCCGTAGCTAACTCTGGTACTGCTACTACTTCGACAATTTTCTCTTCTGGTTCTATTGATGATTCTTCTTCAGTGTTTATCAATATATCAAAACCTTCTACGAATACATCTAGAATATCAACCAGTACTCGCATAGCTAATTGCAATTGGTTATTGTTGACTGCCTTTTTAAAACCTGCAATTGCGTCTTCCTCTAAGAGGTATTGCTTAGAAACTTCTGAATTAATTATTAAGCTCATTTTCGTCCTTTGAAAGATCGGATGTTAGTTCATCTGTGTAGACTACAGTATAGTCCTTTTCCAAGAGATTTTCAACTACTGACAACCAAGATAAATCTGCTCTTCTAATATTTGGTGAAGTTTTAGTGCCCTGCTGATTTGTTGGTCTGATGATATTGCCTACACCTCTTGTTTTATTGGGTAGATTTGTACTCTTTGGCTGTTTAGGAGCGGCGATCTTTGTTGTCCCACCAGTAGGTGAAGTCTTAGTCGTTGCACCTTGCATTGGCGCTGTTGCAGCTTGAACATCAGCTTGATGTGTAGCGATGTCCATTTGTACTCTAGCTTGTATAGACGCGAATAATTCGGACTCATCAACATCTGGATCAAGCCCAAGTTCTTTTCTAGTTTCCGCTAAAGATATAACAGAATTAGTATATTTTTGAATTGTATGAGTTTCTTTTTTAACCTGAGTATCAACATCTATTTCATTAAATTTAAAATAGCAACGATCAGATATATCTGTATCTATAGGATTCTTAATGGGATCAAATCCACCCTCAAATAATAATTCATTAAATATGTTGACCCTAATCATGTCAGCAAATTGTTTTTGGTATTGCTTTATCTTATCGTAAAGAGCTACATCTAATCTATCTGTCGCAGATCTATTGCCACCACCCATGGTCATACCAAGGTGATGTGGCGCCAATCCTAATCCAACTGCAACTCTTTCTTTGAAGTGTGCTATGTAGGGTGATGCATCAAGAATCTGGTTGCCGGCAGCAACAACTTCGATATCATGCCTATACGGAAGAATTAATCCGCCTTCTGTTCTAAGGTTTTCTATTTCTATTGCGGCGCGAGATATCTCTTCTGGCTCTGCTGGTTGTTCAGCTGTACCAATCTTATATTTGTAAAGCGGAAACAATTCTCTGTGAACAAGGTTTTGAATATCTTCCTCTAATTGCCTTAAAGCAATAACGTCATCTAAAACATTTGTCAAGAATGGCGTACCAAAAGCACGGCCAGCTTTTTTGTCAAAACTTATGTGAAGAACTTTATCTGCTGTCCACACCGGGGTTTTTACTGATGGAGAATATGTTAGAGGGTCTGTTCTCTGCTCATATGATTTAGGTCTGTTAAATTTATCTCTTAAAATTCTGACTTGTTCTGTTGGGATTAAATAATATCCTATTATTGTTTGATCAGCTGAAACTGGAGTTAATTTATCTGGAAAATATTCAGATATATCACCTCTAGCTTTTACAATAAAAACGTTTGCAAATTTAAAAAGTTGATCAGAAACTTCAATTAGGAAATCAAGGAATGGTCTTTTCATGGTCATTTCCAAGAAATCTATTCTTTGATATAAGTAAGCTACAGCTTCTGGATTTTCTCCAACTATCTGCCAATTTTCTTTCCAAAACAATTCTTTATACTTGTTCATTGCTTGGCGGATATAAGAATCGGTATCAACCGCTTGCATAATCCTATCAAAATCATATGGTGATGGCTCGAAGGTGGCTCTTGTATTGTACCAATAAACTGAACCATGATAGCCTAGAGCTAGGGATGCTACCTTCATTACCTTGCCAAGTGGCCCGACATCTTCTGGGTCAATTGTTTTTGCGACAAAATCACCATTACTAATGGCGTCTATTTGGCGAAATGGCAGGTAATCTAAAAGTGGCATCCGAAGCTCCCGTGTTGATCTGATACAATAGTACTTATTAGATCATATTTTTATAACTTAACTGCTTTGTTCTAGGCCAGCTTTATTGAAAGCATTCTTAATAATTAGATCTTTTACAGCTTCAATCCAGAAAACTGTTTCAGCTTCTGCAAAATCGCTTCTATAAGAAAGGTTCATTTCACTAATCTTTATCTCTATTGAAAAATCTTTCTTCTCTTCAACTGCTTCTGTTACATCACTCATTTTAAATTTGTCCTTTTAATCGTTGGATAATATTTGCTTGTTGTTTAATTGTTGCTTCTTTTATAACTAAATCAGTCATTAAATTACTAAGTTTTTCTTGAAAAACAGCTATAATTAAATTAACATCTAAATTAGAATCATTAATATCTGATTGAGAAGTTTCCATTATACCAGTTTCTTGCTTACTTATTCTAGACATTCTAATATTATATCACTATTTTACTCTAGGCCCAAATTTGCCAGATGATGAATATTTGCTAACTGAATATTCATCATAGGTAAGTACTTTGTCGCCTACCGCGTAGAGCATATATTTTTCCATTTCTACATCTACTCTTTTCTTTTCCATCTCAGCCCATTTTAATGACCCATAAGTTTTTTGATTTTCTAGCCATTCTTTAGATCCATCATAATCGTAAATTATAAAATTTCTAACCATAAATTTATCCCCATTTTTAATGGTTTTTACACCATGGTAATAAGGTGCTCCAGAAGGAAATACTAAAATATCACCGGCTTTTGGTTTATGGTTAATGGAGTCACCATTTATGTAAAAAGAAATATCACCACCATCATAATCATCATTTATGTAAGCTGTACATGTCAAGAAAAACTTTTGACCTGGATTATCTTTTTCGCAAATGATGTAATCGGTGTGATACTGCATTGTTAAATTATTTTTTATAGATTCAAGATTTCTACCATATTTGCAAAAAGATGAATTTGTTAATCTGGAATTATATGGTGTTTCAATTGCAAATCTTTTTATATAATCTTTAGTCGCGATACTAGATGCTTCAGCTAATCTATCCACAAGGTACTTCTCGTCTTTGTGCATCTGCACATTTTCCTCAGCGGGACTAAAAGTCGTATATTTTTGACTAGAATATATACCAAAAACAGACCATTTATCCCAGGTATTTAAATAGAATTTACCTTGAGAATCATCTGAAGATTTTTTCATGGTTTCATGCAAAATATCAGAATCTGATAGCAGCCCTCTATACAAAACAACTTTTGGATATATTTCAACAAAAGAAAAATTCATATCAGTTTCCTGTTGTTCTTGCTTGCTTATTCTAGACATTTTATTAGTATATCATTAA